CAAATTTATATGGTATCTTTTTAATCTTACTCATAATGTAATACCTATTATGGTGTTCATATCGACTCTATGATGAGGTCGAGAGAGAGTGAGTCGACATGAACTGGAATTTTTTTACTATCCTCATCATTTAAACCATTCTAACAGGTTTAACAGGAATTGTCAAGTACTTTATACTCCAGAAGCACTTCCTGGCGCTTGTGGATATTTTGGTGCTTCTTCAATCATGAAATTTTCATCCCATTTGAAAGCCTCTCTTACTACATCTTTCGATAAACCTTTATATACTTGGTGTAATTTTTTATCTTTTGCATCACACAATAATTGTGCTTCAGATTCATGTAAACCCTCACACATTTGAATAAACATGTTTTCTTTTTGATGTTGGGTTGTATCATTGTCTGCACCTTTAATAAAGTGATACAATTTTCTTGCTTCACTTTGAAGAACAGTATGTTCTGTTCCCATAGGAGCATCATTTTTTTTGTATGGTACATCACCTGTTGGTATAACCCATTCTATTTTTGGGTCAAAAGATGACTTCAATACCATTCTTAATGAACTGTTATCATTCACTATGAGTATTGCTACCTTTTCTGCTTTTGTTTTTGCCTTATGTACTTTATCAAGTACTTCTGAAAACAATAATGTTACATTGCCATTTGCCATTTTAAAATTCTCCAATTTGTTCAGTTAGACTTTTCAGCCTTTTATCTATAAAATATTTTAATAGTTTACTTCTGTCACCACAAGTAGCACTCTTAAAATCATCTAAGATTTCTTCTTCTAATTTTTCTGGTATGTTATCCAAATTAATTAGTATGTCATTCCTTTGATAATTTCGTTTCACTTCATCATCTAAATCATCAATATCTTGAGCCATTATACTCTGCATCTTTTTAGATGTCAAGGGTCTTTGCCTTAAATCATCTGTAAAAGTATGGTCGGGTGATAATACATTTGGAACGCCATCTGACTTATCACCTTTTAGTATATGTTCTTTTATATAGACAACTGCGTCAACACCATTTATATGTTTTTTTGTAATTGGACTATACTGTTTTACATTATTGTATTTTTGTAATTGTATAAAGTCTTTATCACCAGACACAATCATGATTTTTTCATTTTGATAATGTTTACATAGTGTTGCAATTACATCATCAGCTTCTGCCCCATAAGTTTCAACAACTTTATAAGGTAGAAATTCTCTTATTTCATCTTTTATTTGATTCAGAACTTCAAAGATACTATTCCAATCTTTACCATCCGATTCTCTATTCTTTTTACGATTAGCTTTATATTGTGGGAATATTTGTTTACGCCAATATGCCCTTGAATCATAAGTGAGAACTATCTCACCATAGTCTTCGTTAAACATTGTCCTATACATTCGTACTGAATTTAATATCATATGTCTAACCATTTCATCATCTAACTCACCTTTATTTATATGCAAGTGCATCATTAAAGATGCTAAAGAGATTTGATTCATGTCAACTAATATCATATTAAATTCCTAGTTTAGAAAGGGTGACCCGAAAGTCACCCCACTAATTCTTAATTATTTAAGAAGCGAATTGTACGCCATTACCATAAAGTGCTTTAATTCCAGCAGCGATAATTGTTTTATCTGCTCTGCCGTTCATTAGCACTGCACCTACACCAGCGTTAATAATTGCTTGTGTTGGTTCACCCATACGATATGATGTTCCACTAGCAGATTTGTTAGTGTAAATCATATAACCTTGACTTCTTAATTTGTCCACCATTGCTTGTGGTGAAGTTAGGTCAAATGTGTTTCTTAATTGTGTCCAAGTGACTGTATCGCCTCTTTCAAACGCATTAATTACTCTTTGTGTTTTTGATAGTTTCTTTCTACCCATGTTATAATCTCCTATGATTATTATTGTTTACGACTAAGTTAAAGCCTCGTATAGTCATATCGGCTACTACATTATTGTAATTCGTTTTAATCTTTATCTTTATCTTCATCATCTTTACCATGAAGTTTTTCTGTTCTCAAATTATGTAAAGAACCTTTATCTTTTTTTTCTTTATCCTTATTCCAATTTGTGACATCTTCTAATATGTTTGAAGCATCTTCTAATTCTGTATCTGATTCAAATACTATTTCTGTTTGGTCATCTTCTTCTTTTATTTCTTCTGCCATATCAACTAAGTCTGCTAATAATGGTGCATCAAATTTTGAATAATGTAAATCTACACCATCTTCTGATTCTGTTTTCTGTGGTGCCATTATATTATCAATTAATCCTTGTACTATATGTGGTATTTTTTCTTGTCTTGATATAACACCTTTAATAGTTTCAGATAAAAATCCAATATCTAAGATAAACTTTTCATCTGCAATATCATAACTATTTTCTGATAAAGTATGAATTAATTGTACCATAATATTTTCAGTTATAATATCAACTCTTGAAAGTTTTTCTTGCATTTTTAATGTAGTATTATTTTTGTCTAATGCCTTATTATACTTTTCTTTAATCCATTCACCATTATTTTCTACTGGTGTCTGACCCCAAGGCCCTATAACTACATTATCATTTTTATCTTTTTCATCTGTCATGATATAATTTTTTTCTCGACTGGTACAATTGCACCAATATAATTCAAATAATTATCTCTGATATCTGTTTTAGGTTCATTAACTGTTATTATATTTTCTTCTTTAATATTAAATTCTTCATTCTCAGCGAATGGTATAAAAGGTGAAAAATATAATTTACTCTCTTGACTTGCACCAGGATTCTGAGCCATTGGTATAAGTACAAAAGGTTTTTTTATTGTAGTTATTACATCATCCGAGAATGTCACTTCTGCTACAATATCTTCGCCTGTAGTTAGGCGTAATAATTTTACATTTGTCATTTTATCTCCCTGTTTTTTTCCTATAATTTTTTCTATAATTATGTGGCCCTGGTGTTTCATTTAGTTTTCTCAACCATCTTTGTCTACCAGCTGCTTTTGATAATCTTTTTCTTTCACTTTTCTTTGTAAAGAATTGTCGCTCATGTGTTTCATTTAGAACTCCAGCTTTAAGAACTTTTCTTTTAAATATTCTTAATGCTTTACTAATATCATCACCATGAACTTTTACACCTAACCCAGGTACTTTTTCTTCTGGTGGTTTTTTCTTAAAGTTTTTTTTCTGTTCGTAATTATGAACTGAAAACCTTTGTCTTGGTTTACCTGAACTTGCTTTCAATTAAGTTTCTCCATTTACATCTTTATACAACTGGTCTGTCATTTCATATATGACTGCCAGTGCATCATACTTGTCTTCTAATCCAATGATACCTAATGTATCTAAATTGTTATCTAGAATTTGTAGTGCATCATCTTCGGATATATCACCACCCACAAGTTTTTGAGCAGTGACCGATAAAATATTATCGGCCTCATCCATATACATGTCTTTCACAGCTCCCATTATGCAGCCTCCAACATAACCAATGGTACTCTATATGTTCTACCATTATCCATATCAACTACGGCATTCTTCTGTAAAACTTTCCTTACTGTACCTGGTGTTTTCTTTGTTTTTTGTACCATGAAAACTTTCGTTCCTGGTTTAAATAACATCTTTCCATTCATGACCATTAACTCACGAGCAAAATCTACGACATCATTCAACCCAGAATTGTCTAGTTTTTTCATTTCATTCATTAGTGTTTTATTCATTTTGACCTCTCTTGTCTTTTTTCATCTTATGTACCCATTGTAACAGGTTGAAACAACTATTGTCAAGGGTTAATTTGATGTTGTTAATGAGAATCATTCTCATTTAGAATCATCCATACATTTGGCCATCTACATTTGAATTCATATTTGAAGTCAATATAGTCAATATAAGAATCTATCCAATTTTTATAGGGTATAGTTTCTATATCATCTACTAGTAGATTTCCACTATCTATTTCTGGTTCTTGTGGTATTGATAATTGTATTACTTTACTCATATTTTCCTCTCTATATTAATCTGTTCTTGTAATCTATATATTTTATTAAGTCATTTCTCATTTCGGTAGTGAATTTCACTCCTAGATTTCTTAATCTTTTTTCTTCTTTTTCATGTTCATCTGGTGTACAGGGTATATATTCTACTTCTCCGTCTTCGTAAGTAGTTACATATAAGTTTTCACTTGGTCTTAAATTTATGTTTAATTCTTTCATATTTTCCTCTCTCTTTTTATGATTATGTAGCTATTATGACAGGTAGAACAAGTATTGTCAAGGCCTAATTTGGCCTTATTTTAGGGGGTCAAATGAGAATGATTCCTATTTGAGAATGATTCTCATTTAGGTTTGTAGATGGTAATGAGTTCTTCTTTTCCTTTGACCTTGATTTTATCAACT